TATTATTAAAGATAATGTTGGTTTTGGAGAATGGTATTGGGATGTGTTAGCTAATGATTGGGAAGCACAAGACCTTAGTGATTGGGGTTTAGATGTGTGGAATGTCGATAATGATTTATTTGATGTAGAGGAAAATAATGAGGATAAATCCCCATCAGGAAGCGATGATAATTATTCTGTTTTTGAATTGATTATGGAGCATAAAAATAAGCTATTGCTATTTAATGTTTTGAATGATGTAAAAAAAGAGTTTAACTTTGATAAAATTGAGCAATCATTAATTCATATTATTAATAATTATAAAAAATAAAAACATGATTATAGAAGAAACTAAATCCTTTATATGTTTTGACAATAATGCAAAAGGATTATTATTTGACGAAAGCAATCACGAGAAATATCCAATATCATATTACAATGTCATAAATGGTATTGGTGTTGATATAAAGAATAATTGCAGTTATTACGGATATGTTTATGATGGAATTTCTGTAATTGAAAACTCAGGAAAGCCTAGTTTTCATTTAACTGAAGGAATGTATTTTACATCCATAGGAGACTTTACTATTAATTCTGAGCATCATAGTAAAATGATTTTAATAGAAGTCTATCATGAAAAAGGAGTTTACCCATCCACAAACTTTAAGTCTTATTTTACAATAGGTGGTCAAGTTGAAAGGGTTGGTAGATTAAAGTACATTGACGGATGTACTGATAGTCTTTTGATTCCACCAGTAAAAAAAGGTGATCCATGTTTTAATCATTTACATTTTCCTACACAAATAGATCAAACCATGCATACGCATCCATCACATAGAATTGGAATGGTTACAAAAGGAAATGGAATATGTAAAACTCCTTTTGGCAATCTAAATTTAGAGAAGAATATGATTTTTGTTATTAAAGAATGGAATGGCGATAATCATTCTGAAGGATTAGATGGCAAGATGTATGCAAATGGACTTCATGCTTTTAAGACTACTGATGAAAATGTTATGGATGTGGTAGCATTTCATCCTGATAGTGATTTTGGTGCAACCGATTTACATCATCCAATGATAAATAAGACTATTGTAGATGGCGTTTCTGCTAACACGATTGAATCTATAAGGACTAAGTAATGGCTATAAGAAAAAAAGAATACATTAACACAAATGTATATGATGAATCTTTGAGTAGAATCAGATATTTGTTTGATGCTTTTGATAAGGTTGTGGTTTCTTTTTCTGGAGGGAAGGATAGTACTGCGGTTTTAAATACTTCTTTGAAAGTAGCTAAAGAAAAAAATAAATTACCTTTAGAGGTTGTTTTTTTTGATGAAGAGGCTATTCATCCCCCAACCATTGAATATGTTAAAAGGGTTTATGATCTAGAGGAGGTAGATTTAAAGTGGTATTGTTTAGAGTTTAAGCATAGGAATGCGTGTTCAAATGAAGAGCCATTTTGGTACACTTGGGATAAAGACAAGAAAGATTTATGGGTTAGGGAAATGCCTGATGAAGCTATAAAAGAACACAAAGCATTTAAGAAGGGAATGAGTTTTCAAGAATTTAGTCCTTATTTATATGACAAATCAGAGGGGAGGATTGCTATGTTGACTGGAATAAGAACACAAGAGTCTTTGAGGAGATTTCAAGTAATTGCTAGAAAAAAGAATGATGCCTATATAAATTCAAGGGCAGAAAAAGGTAGAAATCAGTATAGGGCATTTCCAATATATGATTGGAGTAGTGAAGATGTTTGGTTAGCGGCTCATAAATTTAAATGGGATTATAATAAAACTTATGATATTTTTAACCAAACTAAACTTTACAATAACTTTTTAACTCAAAGGGTATGTCCTCCTTTTGGGGAAGAGCCATTAAGGGGTTTATGGATTTACTCTGAATGTTTTCCTGATATGTGGCATAAAATGTTAAATAGAGTTGAAGGAGTTTCGACTGCTTGGAGGTATGGGAATAGTGAGTTGTATTCAAATTCTTTATCAAAGCCTGATCATTTAACTTATAAGGAGTATTTAAATGTTATTCTTGATTCCTATGAACACGATTCTAAGAACGATGTTAAGAGAACAATAAATCAATACATTAAAAATCATAAAAAAGAATCAAGTAGACCTATTCTGGATACAGAGATAAATCCTTTATCTGGAGTTTGTTGGCAATGGTTGTGTAGGATTGCTATAAGGGGAGACTTTAAGGGTAGGCAGTCAAATACTTTAAAGGTTCAAGCTATGAAGGAAAGAGAGAAATTAAAAATAACATTAGAGGAGGCAATTAAACTATATAAATAAAATGAAGCAACCATTAGATAAAATAACGTGGATAGATAGAGATCAACTAAAACCAAACAATTACAATCCTAATAAGGTAGCGCCACCTGAGTTGAAGCTACTAAAGACTAGCATCATTGAAGATGGGTGGACTCAACCAATAGTTATTAATCCTGACTTTACAATAGTAGATGGTTTCCATAGGTGGACTATTTCAGGTCACAAGGAAATACATAAATTAACAAAAGGAAAAGTGCCTACCGTTATGATTAGTCCAAAGGATTTATCTCAACAACAAATGGCAACTATAAGACACAATAGAGCAAGAGGAACACATAGTGTATTAGAGATGAGTAATATTATTACTGATATGGTTAACGATGGTTTAGATGGGTCAGAAATCATGTCTAGGTTAAGCATGGAGAAAGAGGAGGTTACTAGATTATTATTTAGAGCAGGAATACCGAAAAGCCAAGTATTTAAAGATAAGGACTTCAGTACTGCTTGGAATCCAAAGTAAAATTATGAACAAAACTGAACAACATAAAAAAGCAATAATAGATGCTTTAGAAAAATCATTAGGAGTTGTTACGACTGCTTGTAAGAATGTTGGTATAGGCAGGACTATATTCTACGAGTGGATGAAGGATGATCAAGATTTTGAGAATAGAGTGAATGAGATACAAAATATTGCTTTAGACTTTGCTGAATCTCAATTACACAAACAAATAGGAGAAGGCTCAACTGCCGCAACTATATTCTATCTTAAAACTAAAGGGAAGAAAAGAGGTTATATTGAGAGACAAGAAATAACTGGTGCAGATGGATTACCCACAAACTTTCAAATAGAAATAATTGACTCAGCTAACGAAATTAAAGACTAATGTTGTTTACCGCCATCTTCAAGGTAGTGACAAAAAAATAATCGTAGAGCAAGGTGGTACTAGGTCAGGAAAGACCTACAACATCTTAATGTGGGTAATATTTGAATATTGCACACATAATACAAAAAAGATAATAACCGTTTGTAGGAAAACATTCCCGTCATTGAGAGCAACGGTAATGCGTGACTTTCTGGAGATTCTCAGAAATCATCAGATGTACCGAGAAGAATACCATAACAAGTCAAACTCAGAATATCACCTCTACGGCAATTTAATTGAATTTACTAGTTTAGACCAGTCGCAAAAGATTAGAGGGCGTAAGCGCGATCTATTGTTTATTAACGAGGCAAATGAGTTATACTGGGAGGACTGGCAACAATTAATATTTAGAACTCAGGAAAAAATAATAATAGATTACAATCCATCAGACGAGTACCATTGGATTTACGACAAGGTAATTCCTAGGGATGATTGCGATTTCTTTAAAACTACTTATTTGAATAATCCCTTTTTAGGAGATACAATTAAACTTGAGATTGAAAGGCTCAAAGATACTGATGAGCAATACTGGCAGATTTATGGACTTGGAGAAAAAGCAGGTAGTATTGCAACAATATTTAGTTATGTTGAAACTAATTCAATTCCAGAAGAAGCCAAACTAGTTGCACTAGGTATGGATTATGGATATACTAACGATCCGACGGTTTTGTCTAGTGTTCATGTTCAAGATCAAAATCTATATATTGAAGAGCATTTGTATCGTACTCAGATGACAACTCAGGATATTCACAATTTTCTTATAGAGAAAGGTTTTGAGAGAGAATTGATTTACGCTGACTCTGCTGAACCAAGATTAAACGATGAACTTAGAAGGATGGGTCACAATGTGCAACCTAGTCTAAAGGGTAAGGATTCAATTAACGCAGGAATTGATTTACTTAAAAGATATAAAATTCATGTCTTATCATCATCTACAAATGCTATTCAAGAGTTTCGTAATTATAAATGGCAGGAAGATAAATCGGGTAAACTAATTAATCAAGCTATTGATGCCCATAATCATATAATCGATTCTGTCAGATATGCTACCTACTCTTTGTTGTCAAGACCTAATTTCGGTAAATACACAATAAGGTAAGTGCACCACATATGAGGGTACTAGATAAGTTAAGACAATATGAATCAAAAAATACCAGAACAATTAAACATCATCTATTCAAAGAAAGAAGATTACGGATTCAGATACGATTTTGTATTCTCAACGGATTACCGAGATTGGATTGTGAGCAAAAGCAAGAAGTACGACAATAAGGAGTACCGAAGAAAACTTGCTGAAAAGAAAGAAAATGAAAATAAATAAAAAATAGTTATAAACTTTTTGGTGGATAAATAAATACTCTATATATTTGAACTATAATTAATCAAAACAAAAAAAAGATGAAAAATTCAACAATAGAAAAAGCCGAAATGTTTACAATGTCAGAAAAAACATTAAATCATATCCTTACTTTAGCTTATGGTTTTGGTATGAGCAATGATTTAAAGGCTTTTAAAAATCCAGAAAAAATAAAAGTGGATAAAGTTAAACTTGATATCATTATTAAAAACTTAAAAGAATCAGTAATTAGAATAGAGGAAGATTATAAATAAATTCAATGGGGGGTAACTCCCCCCTTAACTTTAAAAAAAAGAATTATGAAAAAAGACCAAATCAAATCAAGATCAGAATACAAAATCATGGGTTTTACCCTTGAGAGTATGTTAGGTCATGCTTATGCATTAGGACGTATTGATCAAAGGTATCACCCAGAAGAGGTAGGCGATAGCTTAAAGAAAGAGGCAATATATAGAGCCTCAAGAAAATGTAATTGGGACATATTTGAAATCATAGAGAAATGATAAAGGAAAAAATTAAGAAAGTCGAAAAGATATTGCGAGAGATTGCAACGACAAGAGATAATGACCAAGAACTGATTGCTAAATATTGGCATGATGAACTAAGAGAAATGAAATTTGATCAGGAAAGAGACTTTATTCTAACCCATAGAGAGATCAACTTATTTTATAAGGTTATTGAAAGTGGCATTTTAAGTCAGCCTGACACCATCACAAGAGCAAGAAGGAAGGTTCAGGAGGAAGTACCATCCTTGAGGGGTGACAAGTACCATAAGAGGCACTCAAATGTCGAAAAGGTAAAAGAGGAAATCAGGGAAATACCTCAAATGAGAGGAACAACTGAGGCATTAAATCAAATGACTCTTGGACTTTTTGGTAAATAAATATATTTTGATTAAATTTATAATTCATTAAAACACACGAAAATGAAAAACAAAGATTACAATTCGCAAATAATGACAGACTCTGCCCTGCTTATGCAGATGATGAGTTTGGAGATGAGGAAGGTTTACTTTACCTCAGATGATGATACTCAGAATTTTGAGATTCATTGGAAAAAAGAAGTCATCAAAGGAGTATTTTTTGAAGTGATGGCAGAAGTAATTGTCAAGCTAGAGATATCTGAGCCTTGGGGATTTATAGAAGACGAGGGATATCAAAGACCCGATCCTGGCGATTATGTTTTAAAACTTGAGTTTGGCGACATACATCTGTATTTCGACAACATGCCAATCTGTAATGAGAGGCAAATAGAAAATATTGTCATACCTCAATTAGAGCAAAAAATAGCAACATGGTAATCATATCACTTCCGAAATATAAGCAGAACCTCCGTATTATTGATAACGTTGAGGTATGGAGTTATGATAGTCATGTTGCAACGATAGTAGGAGCAACACTTATTCAGCACGAATGGGATCGTAGCTTGGG